GCGCAACGGCAGCCTTTCTCCGTTGTTTCTTGCCCAGAAGCCGTCTCCGCCGTGGGAGGCATCCACGGGATACAAGCCCAACGCTTTAAGCAAGGTGGGTACCGTTACGCCTCCCTGGGCTGTCATAGCCTCATAATTGTTATACATATAGGTCGCATCGGTGCCACGGTTTACGACCGTTGTGTTGAGCTTGGCCGCTCCGCTTCCGTCGGCATTGGTTGCATCATATTTTAAGGTGTTGGCAGTTCCCGGAGCCATTAGGGAACCGTCCTGAAGGATGGCTTTCCAGTCCGGACTGCCTGCCGTGTGGTTTTTGTTCAATACGGCCGCATCATTGTTGGGCATGATCTGGATTTCTCCTTCGTTGAGCCGGAGTCCAGAAACCCATTCCCACACGTTCCCGTTCAAATCAAAAATTCCGTCGTTGGTATTGTCATGCGCCCAGCCCGCAGGGCCGGTACCGGAGGCCACCCTTCCTGTATGGTAATAGTTTGCGCCTTCCTGCTTGTACGCCCGGTTGTTCCAGTTATATGTCAGTATCCAGTCATAGGTTTTTTTACCGACCTCGTAGGTCGCTCCCGCATCACAGCCTGCATAGTTGTTTCCCCTGGGCATGAAATTGTTTTTCTTGCACCATAACGCTACTGCACTCCATTCCGCATTGCTCATCAGGTGCCAGCCGTTTCCTTTGGCGTAACAATAAGAAAGGGCCTGGTCGAAGTTCACATAGGCTGCCGGGTCCTTACAGGGATAGCTGTAAGCCCTTCCGTTCATGACGATGTTCTGGAATTTAGAGACATAGATTTCATCCTTCTCCACACCGTTTACAATGAAGGCAGGGTGGGGAGTATGCGGCGCGCCGGTGATGACATCATCCAGGAAAAACTTAGGTATCCTCACCATAATGCTCGGCATGCCGAGGTCATCCAGGAGGACTGTGTTTTTCCCGCCGCTCATTGCTTCCACTGAAAGCTTCAAATCATCAAAGTTTGGCATATCGTTATCCCTCCACGCTCCATAGTGTTAATGTTACTTTTGCCATATCAAACGGCACCGGCACCTTATCAAACTTAGATGCGCCTTCTTCATCGGTGCCGTTTTCCACCATCTGATACTCCCTGGCCGGGATATCTATCTGAGCTACATACTTTTCGGAAAGTCCGAAAGTAAGCATGTCAAACTCATTCCTGCAGATATCAAGGTGAACGGGGAAGTCCCTTTCATACTTGGCTAGGTCAATGGTTATTTCATCGTTCAGGGTTATATTGCTTGTCCTGGTCGAGTACTCAACCTTTGCACCTTCGTTTTTCTCAACAACTATCATTGCTGCATGCCTCCTCTTACATAATATTTGATTGTCACGCTTGCCGCGCTGCCGGTGTATTCAAGCTTGAATCCGTTTAGCTGCTTGTCGGTTACCTTTACCTCTCCGGCATTGGTGGTATTGTATTCGACCAGCACGGTATAATCCAGGGTGTTTCTTGGTTTTTTCAGGTTGATGGTGGTTTTGGAATTGTTAAACGGGTATTCCTGGCTATTGCTCAGGGCAACGGTTCCAATTTCAAAGATGGCATTCTCAAGCTCCCTTTTGCGCTGCAGCATCTCCTGGGTGAGGACGTCTATTCCGATAAACCCTTCAAATATACCCTTTTCAATGTTGTCTCCTCTGGTCTTTGTCCAGGGAGTGCCGGGTGTAATGACATTGCCGTTTGCATCCTTGACCCTGTCTACCCATTGATTCATCTGATACATTTATTCTGCACCTCCTGTCAGTTTGTTTCTACCGCTGAGAGCTTCCATTTGAAGCCCACCAGCAATCCGTAAGTTCCGTCCTTGCTGCCAAGGTTTGACCTTTCCCGGATAATCTGCCCGTTGTCAAGTACAAGCTTTGCTTTGGTGATATTTCCGGTTATGGTGTCGTCCAGGTACAGATCCACCGATATTTCATCCTCTGCGGCAGCCACCGCCCTGAAGATGGGAACCTGTTTGTCGGCTCCGTCCACCGTTACAAGCCCGTACTTGATACGGGTGATAAAGGTTTCCTTGATTAGTTCAATGTCTGTCCTCATGTTTTCACTCCTCACCGCATTCAAAATCTCCGCATATGGGGTATTCCTGGACTACCGCATAGGCGGAAAGGTTTATGGTTATATTCGTAGTTGTCGCTACTGCCGCGTTGTCAATTTCACTTTCTTCACCGCCGCATACAAAGGTTCCGGTTTGAAGATACGGCTGGCTGACCTGGCAGCTTGACACTGTAAGCCGGATATCCGACAGTTGGCTTACGGCTCTGTTTTCTTCAGGCCAGGCACCGCATACCAGTTCACCGCATACCGGGTATTCCGCAGTCCGGATAAGCACCTCCTGTATAACCGACAGCGTCGCCTGCTGGCTCAAGATAAGCTGGAAGGACCAGGCAGACGGCTTTAAGCGTTTGACCTCACGTATGACTGCGGCAAGGTTCACCGGGCCATTGTCCTGCTGGTAGATTTCTATCCCAAAGGTGTAGTCCGCAAAGTAGTCGTATACATCCACCAACGCTCCGGTTGTCTGTATTACCGCTGTCTGGATTCTTTTCGGGTTTACAGGGTTTCTTGAGGTGCGCCTTGCCATGACCCTGTTCCTTCTTGCCTCCAGTGGCAGGCTTTCATTCACCGGGATGCCTAGAAGCCTTTCCCAGTACTTCAGGCCCCAGGTGGCCGTCTGGGGGAAGAACTGCATTACGACGTCCAGGTCCTTTGCATCGGTTTCGTCCCTTTCTCTTCCGACGGCTTCCAGGATACAGGGGATTTCCTTGTTGTTGGCCAGCCAGAAAGGCAGAATGTAGGAGGCCATCCTTAACGCGGCAGGGCTTTTTAATATCTCGTTCATACAATTTGCACCGTCCCTGTCCCAGGGTATTCGTCTCCCGCAAGCTGTATGTCTCCGACTCCTCCGTTGACGGTCAGCCCGCTGTAGTTAACCACTCCCTCCAGGTTTATCAGCAGTGCGCCCACCCGGTTGTAGTACACAGTTCCTCCAACGCCGACCTCCTTGTAATAGCTTAGCAATGCGGCCTTGAATTTGTCCTCGGTCTCCTGGGCATTAACATCCGGGGACAACTCCCAGCTGAACTGGTAATTTATCAGTCTTTGCAAAGGAGCGACTACGGTTACAAGATGCCCGACGGGAGCAAGTCCCCCTCGGTTCTTTCCGAAGGGTGCGATATGCTGCTGCACGCTGTCCAGGATGCTTTGATTTGCAGGAAACCCGTTGGCGTCGATGACAACAACCTTCACTGTTCCGGCTCCGTTCCATTCCGGTATGATATAGGCCTTTCCAACGCCATCCACTTCTTCAGCCCATCGGATGTAATCCGAGTCTGCGCCGGATAGCTTCTCTTGCTTGTTTGAATTCAGAACCCTCTGCCGGAAGCTTTCTTCATCCTCCAGGTCGGTTCCGCCGGTGGTGGGCTGCTCGTTGGTGATGCTGATGATCCCGTTCATGGGCACCGACATTAGGGTGATGGTACCGGTATCCACGTTTCCCTTTGTGCCTGCTTCCACAGCCTGGATGCTGATGCTTGCAAGCCCGCTGGAGTCTATGGTGACCGGCTGTTTTGCTTTAAATAGGACGGAAGGGTTTTTATCCACCGCCCTGGTGGCGAAGACAAAACCAATAGGGATGAGGGTGCCCGGCACTCCCTTGATTTTCAGGGTGCCTTCCGCATGAGTGGGCTGCTTCTTGGGTGTTGTCCCTGAAGCTTCGCCCAGCATCTCCAGCCAGATGCCGTAGGACCAGTCGGGCCACATAAGTTTGAAAAGCTCTATCCTTTTGAACTGATCGCGCTCCGCCTGGTCGAGTGCTACCGGCTTGACGGCGTTGAAGAATATGGAGCCTTCGGTAATGTCGATGTTTTTCTCCTTCGCCAGTTGAAAAAGCCTTTCACAGATTTCCTCTATGCTTTCGCTTTGCAGGAATTCCGGTATTTCAAAGTCTCTTGTTGTTTTTGCCAATCGTTTTCCACCTCCAATCAAAGGGTATAGGGTATTCCAAGGGTTTGCGCCTCTCCAGTCTTTGGATGGACGGTAAAGCTGGCATAGACTCCTTCGGCATACCAGGTGAAGCTAAAGCCCCTGACCGAATCAATCCGCGGGTTAACCAGCAGTGCTTCGGTGATAGTCATTTCCAGCGCCAGCTCCATGGCTTTTCTTGTGGGCTGGTTCTGCACCTCATCAATGTCGATGCCGTACTGGCTGCTGTAGGCTAGATAGTCTCCCCTGGGAGTAATGCAGGCTCCGATGCACCACTGCAATAAGGCTGTTGTTTCATCAGCCTCCAGCATCCGGTTTCCTCCGTCGGTGACAAAGGCTCCGGTTTCAAAATTAAACTGCCAGGACTTCCCATGTACAAGCTTGCTGCTTTGCTTTTCTTCCGCTGCAGCCGGGATTTCAAATACAGGGTAAAGGCTTTGTCCTGCCATCCTACATCACCTCCCCGGAAAGCACGATATCTATTACCACGGCTCTATTGCCTCCGTTTACCCAGGCTATAAGGACACGGTCGGAGGGCTTCAGGCTTCTCAGGCTTTCCGGAACCAGTATGTCATGGCTGTGGCTTCCTTCAGTATTCGGATGGGAATGCTGCCCGCTGCCGGAATACTGGCTGTGCTCTCCGGATGGCCCGTGTCCGTGCATCCCCTGTCCGGATAGAGTGGAAGTGAGGGGGATGCTTTCATCTATGGTAAGGCTGCGGCATACCATGTAGTCAGCCTTTGGAATGGGTACCGGAAAGCTGTCGGCTATCAGGCTGTAGTCGGGCTGGATGGTTCCAAGCTCCAGAACAGGTCGCTTTACATTTTCCTTCCTCACTTCCTCCAGTTCAGCCTTGAGCAGGGCACCAAAATTACTGAAGCCTGTCAGGTTTTTCTTCATGGTTCCACCTCCACTTGCATGGTTCTTGTTTTTAAGTCATGCTGAATGCTTTTGATATAGAAATAGCCGGATAAGTTTCCGGCGGTGATGTAAATTTTGTCACTTTTTTTGAGAAAAGGAAGGTCGGGAGCTTCTATGGTTGTTGAACGCTCCGGAGTTCCATTTTCCTCAAGGATTTTTTTGGCTGAAGCCTGTGCAGAGGCAAGACTGTCGTCCTCTGGCCTTTGGTATATCCGCTGACGGATGCCGAATTCGGTTTTTCCATCCAGAACAGCCTCCACCGGCATCCACCCGTTACTGTCCTCCCGGCCTACAACCTTGACCCTTGTGACCAGGTTTTCAATGCTGATCCGGTCACGGGTCAATATGGTATTGTTTGCAGAGGAGAAGTGGTATACTTCTTTGTTTGAGCCTCTTGGCACCACTTCAACCTTTCCTTTCTTCATCCGGATAACGTGTTTTCCAAGTCCTCGTTCTTCCGCAAGCTTCAGGATTTTTGCGGCTACACTCCCGAGCTTTTCACCCTTTATAGGGAAGGCAGGCATGGGGAAGTCCGGGCCGTTATAGCTTGCCAGTGGAATTCCCCAGCGTTCAAACATTTCAAGGAAGATGGTCTTGCTACTGGTGCCTGCAGAATAATACCGCACATCTTCGGAGTCCTGCAGCTTGTACAGGTCGTCAAAGATGCTTAGGTCAAGGTCTTTTTTTCCGCTGCTCTGGTACTGCCAGACATTGATATCTCCTCTAAATACCTCCTGCGTCCCGGCTCCCCAGTCGGCCTGGATAAGGAGCACAGTACCCGGCGAAGCCAGGGAGGTAATATAGCTGTCCTGGTACTTTTGGTTTCTGAACATGGCCGACATTCTTGCGGCCAGCTCGCTTTCAGTTTCACCAAAGGATGCGCTCTGCAGCAGGGAATTCATTTTATGCAGCTGCCCCTTACTGTCGCACAGCAGGACATTGTATTGAATTTTCCGTATATCAATCATGTTTCCACTTCCTTCGGTTATACAGGCAGCTTCAGCACCTGGCCCGGATAAATCAGGCTCGGGTTGGAACTTAACGGAGGCTTGTTTTCAATATGTATCTCTGTATATCTGCTTCCGTTTCCAAGGTGCTTCTGTGCTATTGCCCACAGCGTATCGCCCGATTTTACCACATAGGTGTTGGACTTTGGAGGCTCCGGTCTGGCAGAAGCATTGCCACCGCTCTGCATAGTGTTGCTTTGGCTGCTTCCGACAATTGGTATAATGCAATCCTCCGCCCGAACCAGCACCATTGTGTACGGGACTCTGTCCACATGACCCCACACCGGAGTGAATTCCCGGATATATACATCCATGTTGACAGAGGTTTCTGTAATTAAAAGCTTTAGCTTTTGTCCGGATGTCCGGTGCTTATCCAGCTCCTTGACCAGCTCAGTAGGGCTTCTCCACGACTTTACATAGGACATGTTCCGTAGGGATTTATGAGGAAGAAAGCCTTCCAGCGTAATTTCCTCCACTTCATTTCCGTTCGGGAACACCCTGGTGCCTTTATCCATAAAGTTGTATTCCTGCATGATGGCACGTCCGGGTACCGGAACCAGTGTGGGATTGACCGGAAGGTGTATGCGGTTGTTTGTCTTGATATCGGTTAAGTAGAAATCCATGCTTAAGCACCTCCCGGTACGATAACGATGTTCTTCATGATGGCCGGTAAAATCTTTGTGATGGTCTCTAAAAGCTCATCGGCCAGCTCCACATTGTTTTCACGGATGATCCGGAATATATCTGCCTCGCTGGATGCGCTCTCAATTTTATATGTCGGGTTTGCCTGTACTGTCAGGTGAATTGAAGGATTGGAACCGCCATTCCCTGTGGAGGGAGGAACCACCGGCTTTGCTTCTTTAGGTATTGCCACCGGAGCATTCGGCTCCAGCAGGCCGGATAGATTTCCTGCCATTCCACCTTCGGAATAGGCTTTGAAGGGTTTATCCATGGCCGAAATTCCAAATATTCTTCCAACCTGCTCCCACAGGCTGACACCACGGTTACGGCGGGTAGTGGACAGTGGTATGATAGCTTCCGGCCCAGCCTCTGCTACAAGGCCCATATGTGGTCTGGAAAGGATTCCTCCTTCTGCGTGTTTTTCAGGAGTAAGGCCGGTGATTTTTGAACCTCGCTCTGCGGTACCCGATGCAAAATCGGAAACCGGCTTTGCGATTTTATCATTAAACCATCCGGTAAAACCGCCCCATACGTCCTGCGCCCAGCTCTTGGCTTCTCCAAACTTTTGTCCTATCCAGCTGGCGGCAGATTCACCGGCACTCTTTAAAGGAGACCAGATATTTTCATCAAACCAGCCGGTGACAGAACCCCAAGCCTCCTGCATTACACCCTTGGCTTCATCCCACTTTTGACCGGCCCAGCCTGCCGCCGATTCAGCGGCTCCCTTAACCGGACTCCAGACGCTTTCATCAAACCAGCCGGAAAAGCTGCTCCAGGTTTCCTGTGTCCAAGCTTTGGCTTCGTCCCATTTTTGACCTGTCCAGGCGGCTGCCGTTTCTGCAGCTCCTTTAACAGGAGTCCAGATGTTTTCATCACACCATCCGGTAAAGCTGCTCCAGGTTTCCTGTGTCCAGGCTTTGGCTTCATCCCATTTCTGGCCTGCCCAGTTTGCAGCAGATTCAGCAGCTCCCTTGACCGGTGTCCAGACGTTTTCATCCAGCCAGGCTCCAACCGGTGCCCAGGCTTCCTGTGCTTTTTCCCGACCAATGTCAAACAGTCCTACCGAAAAGTTCACCGTATTTATGAAGCCGTTTTTAACCGGTGTGCCCACGTTTTCATCAAACCATCCGCTGACTGCCGACCATTTGTCCTGGACACTGCTTTTGGCTTCTTCCCATTTTCCAGCAACCCAGGTTCCCGCATCAGAGGCACCATTTTTTACACCTTGCCATGCATCCGAGAAGGTTTTTCCTACATCGGAAGCCCAGGATGCTATGGAGTCTTTCTGGTCATACAGCCATTCGGTAAAGGCTTCACCGCCGATGGCTCCGCCAATTCCGCCTACGATACCGCCGATGGCTGCACCGGGTACAGCTCCGACTCCACCAAACAATGCTCCAATGGCAGCACCCGCCGCTGCACCTCCGGCAGCTCCACCGGCAACACCCCCGAGGGTACCGCCGACTTCGCCCCAGATTTCTTTTTCCCTTTCTTCAGGGGATGCTGCAGCGACTACGGCACCGGAAGATAGCAGCGAGAGAAGTGCTCCTGCGACCGGTATACCTTTTAAACCTTTACCGGCTTTTCCAAGGAAACCTACGGCCTTTCCGCTTTTTCCGATAGCCTTGGCCGCATCGGAGCCTTTATCCAGCATTTTCAACGGATTCAGTTTTTTCAGGTACTCACCGGTTTTAGCAAGTATCCCCGGCTTCTTGGGGCCGCCAAAAGCTGACAGCATATCGTCATACTTTCCGAGCTTACCCTCATTGGCCAGCTTTACAATATCATCCCGCTTGAATGCGGAATCAAGGTCGGCCTTTTCCCACCATTTTGCATCAGCAGCTGTATAGCCGGGCCTGTTGGATGCAAAGGAGTAAGGGCCGGACGTGTTTTGGGCTGCAGCTTCAACCCCTTTTTTACTGCCTTTAAAAATCCCTTTCACACGGTCAAGCATACCGGGTTTTGCTGTATCCGCCACTGCATCGGCTACATTGTCTGCAGCCTTTGCCGTATCGGCAACGGTATCTGCTGCTGCAGCCGCTCCCTTTGCACCGCCCTTGAACATCCCGGTCAGGTTTTTTGCTCCCTTCCAAAGGCTCTTGCCTCCCTTGGCAGCTTTAAATATACCTTTTCCGGTTTTTAGTCCTAACACGGTTAAAAGTGCCGCCGAAATCCAACTGGTAGGGGAGGCTTCCTTTCCTCCCGGCAGCAGGGTGGCTGCATCCTTTCCAACACCCTTGATGGCTCCTATCAGCTTATCTGCAATTTTATCCGCTTCAAAAGCTTCTAAAAACGCATTCAGGAAAGCAGTCCCGGCAGTGGTTCCTGCACATAAAAAGGGTGATTCCTGCATGGCCTTGTCAGGATCGGCGGCAATACCGAGAGCGGAAGCAATAAAGCCTCCGATGGCTCCGCCCAATCCACGGCCCATTTTTTCAGCCACCTTGGTGACCTTGGCTTTCCCAGTACCGTTCCACCATTCCTCAAAGGGCTCTGAGATAATCTTATCCCACACCAGCCGTATTTTTTCTCCGATGGTTGTAGCGTTTTTCCAGTCTGCGCTGTTGACCAGGCCGGAGATTCTCTTGCCGACCTGCTCAATATTGGAGGTTATCCAACGGCTGATGTTCTGACCGGCTTTCTGGAATTCTTCCCCCCAGCGTTTGACCTGATCCTTATTCCTGTCAAGCCAGTCCACGATTTTTGAAAGCTGCGGCTTAAGTCCTGACCACAGTCCTTCACCCCAGCGCCGCAGTAGTTTATTCTGGATGGTATCCTTGATGGTGGATATTAAACCCATGGCCGACTGGCTTTGCTTTTCCATCATGCCGCCAAACCGCTTTTCCATACCACGAAGCAGCGCATCAATGCCGCGTCCGGCTTCCACACCTTCCCGACCGATGTTGGCTACCTGCTCAGCTGTAAGCCCAAGCTCCTCCTGAAGGATTTGCGCAGCAGGGACACCCAGTTCCTGAAGCTGAAGCAGCTCCTCTGCCTGCAGCCTTCCCTTAGCCTTCATCTGACCCAAGGCACGGGTGATACGTTCAACTCCTGTGGCACCGGCTCCAAGACCGGAGGAGGTATCTCCAACGGTTTTCATGATGCCCAGCGTTTTCTCCGCCTCAAAGCCGAAAGCAATTAAAAGCTTTGTGCTGTTAATAAGCTCAGGGAATTCAAAGGGTGTTTTGTCTGCAAAATCAGAAGCTTCCTCAAGGAATTTCTTTGCCCTTTGTCCGTCCTTCAGCATAGTCTCAAAGGCTATGCTGGTCTGCTCATAATCACCGGATATGCGCATGGGGATTACAATACCGCCTGCGATTCCGGCTCCGGCCGTCAGCATGCCAATGGTGGAGGTCATGAAGCCCGCAATGGATTTTAACGGTCTTGTGACCAGGTCCTTGACGCCAATGGCAATGCTGTATGTCCTACCGGACATTGACTTCACCCTGGACTCAATACGGTTTATCACCTGCGAGGCTTTATCCACTGCATTGGCTACCACTTCCAGTTTGGACTGCTTGACGCGGTTCATCTTTTGTTCCATGCGTTCTATGGATTTTTCAAAGCCATAGACCTTTTTCTGTGCGGTGCTGATGGCCGGGTCGGTGTTGTCGGATGCGTGTATGGGGATTTCTATGCGGTACACTTCTTCTGTCATCGGTATCACCTCCCTGGCAATATCATTCTAATGTTTTGACTTTCGTTTGCCGCCGCTTCCCTCTGCTTGGCCTTCAGGATCAGCCTGCGCTCTGCAGAGTTAAGGCAGAACTTCCGGATGTAATATGGCTTCGCCATGATTTCATCGGGTGTCCTGCCCGTCTCCCAGAAGATTTCATCCAGCAGAGTGAATTTCCCCCCGGCATCGATTAGTTTTTTATGATATCGTCAATCTCCAGATCATATCCGCTCAAGGAATCAATCAAATCCATAACGGCTTCCTTCTCACCGCCAAACAGGATTTTATCAATAGCCTCCGTTCCGGTGACAAGGTTGTATTTCTTCCAGAATGCCTTGTTATCCCACAGCTTTTTCCGGTCTTCCTCATGCGTTGCGGAGTAGATGACCAGATTTCTAAAGAGCACTCCGTCCACTTCCTCCGCAACATTAACACCGTACTTCTTACCACGCTTGGTGACTGCCTTTTTCCTGCAGGCATGGACTTCATCCTCGCTTAAGCCCCTGACACGGAAGGTCAGCTTGACCACCTTGTCACGGACAATCTGCGCACGTTTATATGTATGCTCTTTTTCCTCGGCAGCTTCTATCATGGCCTGCAGGATTTCATCCTCGCTCATCAAAAGCTCTTCCTGCGTGATTTCTGTCTCATTTTCCTCCGTTTCGGTGCTGCCAGCTGCAGCACCTACGGATATTTTACGTTCCTTCAAATCCATGTGTATTCCTCCCATGTTTTATGATAGTGGTTAAGATGCTTCTATAATCTCCTGCAGCTCCGGTGCCGAATTGACCCTCCAGCTCCACGAGCGGTTGATGATATCGCCCACCTGGATATTGGCAATGTCAATGGCACTGTCCGGCACGCAATCCCTGAACACCAGCCGCGTCTCATTGCCGTTGTGACCCTCCACAACCCCCATGAAGTTCATGATCAGCTGCTCCTTGTTCCGAATGGCATTGAACAGCTTCTCAAGGAAGGTTTCATCCTCAATGACCGTTTCTGTAAAGGTCAATGTAACCGAGTAGGAATCGAAGATGGCTACCGACTGTGCTTCTCCCGCTGGCCGGTAGTCCGTATTGGTGATGTTCACCTGGGCCTGCCAGGTGTTGATCATGGCAAGGAATTTCCCCTGGTCGTCAAAGAGCTTGCCGCGTCTTCCGTTTAAAACTTTCCTGAAATCAATCATTTACCGTACCTCCTTATTGTACCGGTGCAAAGCGGAACATGAAGTCAAAGTAGAACTTCTCTCCGCTGTCCGGATCATCTCCGATGAATTTGAACCACATGCTGTCGCCCTGGGCAGGGAAGTCAGGGTTTTCAATAATCTGTGCGCCCTCCAGGAGCTTCTCTTCCTTGATCATGGAATTAACAACACCCTGCGCCGCCATTTTAACGGTTGACCTTCCGTTCTTGTCATTGTTGACCTTTCCGATGAGGTCTTCAGTAGCCGCATTAATTCTTTTCATCATTTCAAAACGGGTGGTTACCCTGCGGATTTTCTTCCAGCCTTCATCAAAGCCTGCTTCGGGAAGTACCAGTGTGTTGACACCCGATTCAACCCATACCTGCTTCTTGGAGCTCATGGTAAACACGATTCCTCCGGCGGATATGATTTCATCCACCTTGGGCTCCAGATTCTCAGTAAGCCCGGTAGCACCTTTGATAACATAGTGTGCAAGGCTCTGCGGTGCGGAGACCGCTGCAACTAATCCAGATATTCTGGCTGCAGCACGATAGCCCTGGATGTTTTCACCATTTTCAATGAAGCCGTTGATGCAATACTGCATCAGAAAGTCATTGAAGGCTCTTAAGTTGGTCAAGCGTGTCGCATAGGCTACCGAGCTGCCCTGTCCGACAGCCGCCCTGACCAGCTTGCCGCGCTGGAAAATATTATCGATATAGCTCTGCACCAGCGTGAAGATAGTGGCATCCTCACTGTCAATAGCAAGCACATCCCACTCATATGGCTCCAGCACATCCAGCGCATTGTCGTAATCGGTGCTGGTAATTACCGGGTCGGCACCTCCAGTCAAAGCACTTTGCGCAATGAGCTTCAAGGTTCCGTTTCCGTCTGCAGTCTTGGTAAACTCAAAGTACTCCGACTCACCGGTTACCTTATCACGTAAATTGTCCACTACGTTAGGCGTGATGGAAAATGTGAGCCTTTCGAGCTCCCGTGTGCCCTCATAGGCAATGATGTCCATCAGCTGGTTATTATACAGGTTTTCCTGAATGCTGACCGTGATGGGACGTGTGCCGGGATATTTGAGGCGCAGGGTACCTACCTCGGTTCCCGGTGCTACAGAGTTGTCTTTTATAACCAGAGAAGCTTTGGTACCTCCCGTCCCCAAACGGATGCAGGCGGTTTCCGTGACGTTTTTGAGCTGCTGTACAGCCACGTCACTTAAATTCGTATTGCCGTTGTGCGCTCCGTACTGCTTTTCCACCTGTGTCTTTTCCGAACAATAGACAACTACTCCCAGTGGCCCCCAGTTACTTTTGAATACCGCTGCGCATTTTCCTGCAGCAACTCCCGGAACGTTTGAACCGCCTCCGTTGGATATGCGGAAAAAGGTACCGGGCCGGATCATCTGCTGTCCCAATTTATAAAATGCTCCCATTAGTCCTTAACCTCCTTCTTCGCAAATTTCTCTGCGAGGGCTTTGGCTTCTGTCTTGGTGTATTCGGTCTTTCCTCCATGCACCAGTGCCGCCCTCATAATGTTCGGGCTGATATCAAATACAGCCCTTGCGGCTTTGACAAGCTCCTCCAGAGGGTACTTGCCCTCCTGGATTTCCTTTTCTTCAGCCTTGCTGATTTCCTGCTTTTCCTTCAATGTACTCAACCTCCTTGTCCGGGAATGGCTCCCGAATGATAGATATGATTTAATTTGCTGCTTTCATTTGCTTCCGGCAGCAGTCCATACTTTACCGTAAGCTTAATCTGTCCCTGCTTGATGTGGTCTGCCTGGCTGTCGGCTGCCACCGTTTTAAAGAAAAGCGGGGAGCCATCGGCCAGATAGATGCATTCCGTCAATGCGATGGTTTCGGTGATTTTCTTCAGCCATTTCAATCTGCCGATAGGGGATGGTGCAAGGATATGCCCCATCAGTGTGGCTTCCATCCAAGTTCCTGCCGGATTATGCTCTAATGCTGTAAGGTTTGACAGTCTCCAGTAAACCGCAGGAGCCTCATCACTGATGGCCCAGTTTCTTGAATCCACCTGCAGGGATAAAAACTTCTCCGGTATCCATTGGTTCATGGCAGCCACCGGGTCAGGTTCTGTGGTTACATGCAGCGGGAAGGAGAGTACCACGAACTGCAGCAGCCGTGTGTTTGCATCCCAATCCTCATCCACCATGTCCTCATCAGGGGAGCCTGCGTAAATACAGGTAAAGGCTTCACCCTCTGCGGTGAGCACCAGTTTTTTATCCAACGACTCTATGACCGATTTGGCGAGGGCATCCACCTCCTTGAAGGTGGTTCTTGCCGTGTACGGCCATACCTCAATCACACTCTGGTTCCCAAGCCATGCGCCAAGGTCTTCATTTCCCTGACGGATGACCAGGTATGGCTTTTGTGTTTTTGCTCCCGCAGCATGCGGCTCGTAGACCCTGCCCCCGATGGAGGCAATGTCCGAAACCAGCTTGTCTCTTAATTCTTTTCTCATTCCATGCCTCCTGTCAGAGCTTTTTTATATCGTTCATCAAAAGCGGCTTGAAGCTTTCCACCGTTGGTCTGATGATTGGCTTTGGCTTCATGCCCTTGACCTGCTTAACAGGGTGAGGGAGACCAGGGCCGTACAGGTACTTTTTATTAACAGGCTTGATGGGTTTTTTCTTTGGCCCGTAGATTCCTGTACCGGTTTCCAGATACTCACCGTAATGCATGGTGTGAGCCAGATATAAAATAAACAGGTGATCCGGCTCAATGTCCACTCCTGCATGGATGCCTTGCTTTGCATGGCTGGTACGGTCTTCCCACGGCCTGTTTTTCTTTGCCCAGCTCTCCATTCTCGATGCATAGCTTAAAAGGAGAAGGTGGAGTGAGGCAATTCTTCTTTTAACCTGATCCCTCATCATTTGTTCTACCGTGCGCATCAGCTCATCAACTCCAAATCTGCCTGGTAGGCAACCACCTGTCCGGCAAGCCTTTGCGGGATAACGGATACAACCGTAAAAGTACCAAGGCCGGGCACCTCAAAGATGTCCTTTACGTTGGTACCCGCCTTGATATCCGCCTGCCAGTCCGCAAGCAACCCCCATCCGGAATCGGTGGTGCCGCTGCCTCCAAGGCTGCTTATTTCCTTTGGCTGCTGCCCCAGGCCCTTTTTAAAAATGCGCACAGTGAAAGGACCTGCCGTTGAGGTGCTTTCCTCAAAGCGCCCCTCTGTCTCTGTTTTCTCTGTGCGTTTTATCAGTATGTCGGAAGGATTCTGGCGGATTGACCAAAGGGTGTTTTCCCTCCGCATGGCTACAACGTCCATTACAGCACCTCCGGGGGAGTTACTTTAAAAATGATGCTTCCTATGCTTCCAGAAGCACCGGGCACTTTTTCCGCCATCCTGGCGTATTGCTCCGCCATGGAAAGGGAGTGGGAGAGCTGGTCCTTCAGGGAGGTCATGTCATACTTTTCCTGACCTGCGGAATAGCTCTCAATCTGCCCCTGCAGCAGCCCGGCTTTCATGGTCCACCCGGTGGAGGCTGCGGCATAAATGTTCGTTGACTCGGCAAGGAGCTCATCCAGCTCGCTGTCTGTAAACCGGGTGTCGGCATCACTTTTTCCTTCCGGAATGATTTCGTTTAGGAGCTTCCTCAGCTTTTCCCTCAGCTGCTGTGTTGGTGTCATCTTCCTTCACCGCCTCAAAGTGCGGACACCGGTTTTCGGCCCCGGCCGATTCGTTTGTCCACCGCCTTTTTTTGATTTCCGTGTGGCAGCCCGCCACCGGGGTCATGGTAATATCCGTGCCCGGCTTCCAGGGAAACCAGGCACATTTGATACATTTACCCATTTATTTCACTCTCCTTATGCAGGCAGGGTGATTTCTTCCACCGAATTGGCGGGGGAAGCCAGGACGCCGCGCCTTGCCCTTCCGACTACCGCATTTTCGATGAGCTTTTTTAAGTCTCCGCCGGTGGCGTCAATGCGAAGGTCGTGCTTCACCAGCTCCCTGAAGTATTTCTGTCCCTCGATGAGGTAGGCTTTATTCTCACTCACACCGGCATAGGAATATGTCTTTTCTCCCACCACAGTGCTCCAGCCGTCATAGTAGATGATGGTGTCGATCTGGCTGATGGCCGAGTAGATGGTTCCGCCAATCTGCATGCGCTGCAGGCACTCCTCAATGTCCCAGCGGCGGCTGGAGTGTGCCAGCAGGATGTTGGGACGGCGTGGAGACCTGGTGTCGGTGTTTTTGTCCTGTGAAGCATGGATCAGCGCCGCCTTGATGGTGTTCCTCATTTTTTCAAGCAGCGTGGCTCCTGTGGCGTCGGCGGCGGTTTTGTTCTTGGCCTGGTAGTTGAAATTGATGATGGGGTAGAGGTGGATGTGGTTTAAGAGGGCATTGTAGGCTTCACCCATGGCACGGTTGCCCTCCGCCATCTGCCAGGTGCTGTCGTACAGCACCATGTCCTCCGTCCATTCCAGCCCTGCCGTATAGGTGATGATGGGCACCGTATCCTTGGCCCCGATTTTCCTGCTGCCGAATTTCACTTCCTCCAGCTCCATGTGCTCTAAAAATACTACCTGGGCATTGACGAAGGCCCCCACATCCACATGCTGCGTAAAGTTGGCGTCCTCGATCCTGCGGTAGATGGGGCCGTACAGCAAGGGAACGGCTTCCTTCCCGAGCTCCAGGTCGATCACCGACTTCTGGATGATGCTTTCCAAACCTGCCGGTGTGGTAAGCATTTCGCCCACCGGCTTGCTGAACCTGAAGGCATCCATTTCACCGTTTACAATCTTTTTCTGTACGGTTTTCATTTCCCCGTTGAACATATACGGGACAGCGGTCTCAATGGTTTTTGAGCGTCTTTGTGTTTTGAGCGTTTCAATATCATAGACCTTATACATTTTTTGCACCTCCATTATGCATGTGCCTGGACCTGCGGCCCAAGCATGAACCAGATTACGTTGTTTGCGTCCTTTGCCGCCGTCACCCTTCCGACCACACGGTTCTGCGGATTGCCGTTTGCATCCGGATTGGCTGACGTGGTTAAAAGATCGTTTGCATCATCCCAATAGACCTTGTCGCCTTTGTTGAAGGCGTTGGCTGCAGTAATCTGGCTGGTTTCATATTCTGCCTGCTCTATCTCCATGATGACCTCCGCTGTGGCTGACGCATCGGTTGTGACCGACTGGACGGCCATGCCGAAAAAGCCTCCCAGCAGATAAAATTTACCTTGCTCCACGACAGTGCTGACAGGCACCGTCACTCTGACGGAGGATGCTCCTCCAATTTTTCTTCCCATGATTCTTTGCCTCCCTATTCAATGGTTTTGATGCCCGCCGCCGGTTTTGCCGTTGTGCTGGACAACACCTGCGGTCCTGCGGGTTTTTCATTCTGATTGCTGACAATGCCCTGACGGTGCCCGCCTCTTGGCTCGAACCTTCCGTCACGGCCGTTTCCTACGTATACCTGGGATCTGGGATTGAACCTTACAATAGCGCTCATATGCTCACCTTCACAGTTTCAAGCCCCGTATTCTGCTGTCCGCCTGCCTGTGCAGCACCCACTCCGGCCGGTTTGTCGGTATGGAGCCTGCTGAAAGTTTCCTTGAGCTTTTCATCTCCCAGCAGCCTGTCGATCTCTCCGGCGATCTGCTCCTTGGTCGCGTTGGCAGGTACAACCAGCATCCTCTTTAAAAGGTCTTTTGCCATTTCTCCGCTGACCTTTTCTCCGATAGCCTCATCCACCAGCTTCTCGTGGTCTGCCTTGCGCTTTTCCTCCAGGGCAGCCTGCGCTTCCTTTGCTATGGCGACTACATCCATTTCGCCGGTGATGCCCAGGGTCTCCTTGACCTTGCCCAGGGTCTCGACGGACTTTTTTACCTCATCCAGCCATTTGGAGTCCATTTCTCCGGCCACCTGCTCCGCAGTCAGCCCCATTTCTCCCATGATCTGCGCCATGGTGACTTCCTTGTTCAGCCTCATGGCATTCAGTTTTGCAAGTATTTCCTTCCATGTCATAGTAATCTCTCCACCTCCTAAAATTTCGTCCATCTCACCGATGGATACCACTCTTGTCGGCATTCCCGCCCGGCCCAGCGGAGTCCAGTCGATACTGAGGGCCTTGTAGTCCACAACCTCGATTTCTCCCGCGCTCTGCAAAAGCTTTGGAATGCCGAAAATGCTTACCGTATTTACAACCTTTGACTTGATCCACCGCTTAAGGTCGGGGGCCGATTTATCAACCACCCCCCTGAAGAAGGCTTTCCCATCCTTCCACAGTCCTCCGACCCAGTGGGTTACCGGCTGCGGAAACTGGGTGTCCACATCCTCCGCTTTCTGGTGCCCTAAAAATCCGGGCAATCCCTGGCTCATTACTTCACCGACAATTTTCTGCAGGGCTTGAGGCTTGTAGTTCCAGCCGCGCTTTGATTTCCCTGCGGGAATTTCCACGACAACCTCCATAGGCTCAGTGTCACCTGTTTTAAGTGCATTCACATCAACCCCCGGTGCCAAAGGAATATCCTCCGGCTTCATTTCACCGGTGATAAGGGCATGGATGGATGCAGCTTCGCCAACTGCTTCACTCATTTCTCCTGCTGCGGTTTTTAGCCATTTTCGTTTCACCTTGTTTTCACCTCCCTTCAGGAAATTTGCGCAAAAAAAATAAAGCCCTTTCGGACTCTGCTCCCCTTACTCCTGTTTACCTGTCTGCCTTAAGCTCGAAACTCACCTCGTAGCCACCAGCCTGGATGCTGTCATAGGCTTTTTTGTACTGCAGGACAATCTCCTTCATAATAGGCGGTATTTCCTTGCCGCAGATGCATTCCGTACCCCTGAACTGGTTTGATAAAGGCTGCGCCAGGTCAAACCTGAGACCGACTCCGCAGCAAGGCAGGGTAACAGTGACCATCTTCAGCTCCCTGCCGTTACATCTTGCAAAAACTTCACCCATTTGAACCAACTCCTTCCTT